CTCAAGAAGAAGCTGTTCGAAGCCATTCTTACAGCAGCAGAAGATCTGGGCGATCCTACAGACCCAGAGACAGGTTGGGACGTTAAGTTCAAGCGTGTCAAGACTGGACCTCTTCCTTACAACGTAGAGTACCAGTTACAAGTACTGAAGTGTAAGCAACGTGCTCTTAGCGAAAGCGAGATGGCAGCGATTGCAGACCTAAAGTCTATGGATGACGTTATGCCTCGTCCTACACCAGACGCCCAGAAGACTCTTCTCGATGAGATTCGTGAAGATGCAGCGGGCGATATTGATGAATCCTTGGAAGATGAGTTTAACATCGGATGATCTTATTTACGGCAGACTGGCACATCAAGCTAGGACAGAAGAATGTACCTCGTGAGTGGGCTACTGATCGCTACAGAAAGTTTTTCGAACAAGTCCACGGACTAGAAAAGCAGTGCAATATGCACATTATTGGTGGTGATTTATTTGACCGTCTGCCGAACATGGAAGAGTTGGAGCTTTACTTTGAGTTTATCTCGAAGGTAAGTATCCCAACTCTTATCTATGATGGCAATCACGAAGCTACAAAGAAAAACAAGACTTTCTTTACTCAATTGAAGAAAGTTTCCAGAGATATTAACCCGCTTGTAAAAGTAGTTGATATGTCATACTATGATAACGATTTTGGATTTGGAGTATTACCATACGCAGATCTTCATCGTAAAAATGCTATTGAACTGTTTGATCCAAAGAAGCCTTTGTTCACTCATGTTCGAGGAGAGATACCACCACACGTCAAGCCCGAAGTGGACTTAGATAGGTTTGAGGACTTTCCAGTAGTGTTTGCAGGCGACTTACACGCTCATAGTAACACGCAACGCAATATTGTATATCCAGGTAGTCCTATGACAACCTCGTTTCACCGGAATGAGGTCAGCACCGGCTACTTATTAATAAATCCACAGAACTGGGAGTGGATGTGGGAACCGTTTGAACTGCCCCAACTTATACGGAAAACCGTGTCAAGTACAGACGAAATGGTACCTACAGACTATCACCACACAATCTATGAGATAGAAGGTGATATACAAGAACTTGCGAATGTCAAGAACACCGAACTTCTTGACAAGAAAGTTGTAAAACGAAGTAGTGAGGCTACTCTTGTCATGGACAAAGAGATGAGCATTCAAGAAGAGTTAGTAGAGTATCTATCTTATATTCTGGAGATACCAGAGCAGAGGATACCACAGATAGTAGGTATATTTAATGATTACGCTACAAAAGTTGAAATGGAGTAATTGTTTTAGCTACGGCGCTGACAATGAGCTGGATCTAAGTAGTACTACTGTGACACAACTTATTGGTACTAACGGGATGGGGAAGTCCTCCATCCCGTTAATTATTGAAGAAGCACTGTACAACAAGAACTCAAAAGGAATTAAAAAAGCAGATATACCAAACCGGTATGTAAACCAGGGCTATAATATACACCTTGAGTTTACGAAGGATGACAAGAGATATGATGTTATTATTGATCGTAAGTCTACTATTAAGCTTAAGCTGCTGGAAAATGGAGAGGATATTAGTTCTCATACAGCGACCAATACATACAAGACACTCCAAGATATTATTGGAATCGACTTTAAAACCTTCTCTCAGTTGGTATACCAAAACACAAATAGCAGTCTACAGTTTCTTACTGCAACAGATACGAACCGTAAAAAGTTTCTCATTGATCTTTTACACCTAGAGCATTATGTGAAGCTCTTTGATTTATTCAAAGAAGAAGCTCGAAAGAGTACGTTAAATCTCAATAGTATTGAATCGAAGATAGCGACAATTGAAAAGTGGTTATCAAGTAACAAATTGAGTGATACATCCATACTGCCTACGTCTGAAATTTCAATTGAGACCATAGAAGACGAACAAGAGCTCGCCACTCTTATGATTGAAATTAAAAATATTTCTGAGAAAAATAGAAAAATTTCTCAGAATAATACTTACAAAGATTTGCTCGCTAAGATAAATATCGAAGAGGCACAGAATTGTAAAGTATCTGGACTACAATCATATGATGATTTTCAAAGTGAGTTAGGAACCTTAAGCGGGGTCGTAACGGGGTCAAAGAATGTTTTACATAAGTTGAGCAAACTCGGAGATCACTGCCCCACTTGTGAGCAATCTGTAGATGCTTCTTTTAAACAAGCATTAATTGATGCAGAGGCAAAGAAAATTGCCGAAGTGAGAGAAAGACAAGATGAAATTGACGGAAGAATATCACAAATTAAACGAGACAATGCAGAGTACCAACATGCTCGCAAAATTGAAAGTGATTGGCAGGAATTGTTTCGAAGCATTGACAACAGTCTTCCAGCATCTACGCTGGATCCTGATGAGCTTAAAAGTAGGGCTAGTGGAATTCAGGAGAGAATATCGGATGCAAAAGAACGAATTATTCGACTTACACGAGAAAATGAACAAATCACTAAACGAAACACCAGAATCCAAGTAGTACTTGAACAAACTGAAGAGTTCGAGGCAGAGCTGTTCGAATTGCAAGAGCTTCTCGACCTTGAAGGAGCAACTGCAGGACACTTGGAAGTATTGAAGAAAGCCTTTAGTACAAATGGATTACTTGCGTACAAGATAGAGAATTTGGTAAAAGAGTTGGAAGAGCTCACAAATTACTATCTAGCAGAATTATCCGATGGACGTTTCACACTGGAGTTCGTAGTATCAAATGATAAACTTAATGTGCAAATCACTGATAATGGTAACATTGTGGATATTCTTGCTCTCTCTAGTGGAGAGTTGGCAAGGGTGAACACTGCTACTCTAATAGCTATACGTAAGCTCATGAGTAGTATCTCGAAGTCTAAAATTAATATTCTCTTTCTGGATGAAGTTATAGCAGTACTAGACGACGTCGGCAGAGAGAAGCTAGTAGAAGTTTTATTGGAAGAAGATTTAAATACCTACGTTGTAAGTCATGGTTGGACACACCCATTGCTAGACAAAGTAGAAGTAGTTAAGTCAGGTAATGTCAGCAAACTGGAGCAATAATGGGTCACGTAAGACGTATGCAACATAATCGTAGACGGTTAATACACCACATGATAAAGGAGAGAGATAATGAAGAACGTAATAGCAGACAGCATGATGAGCTATCTGGCGGGGAAAGTGAGGTATCACAAAGCGAATGTGCTGGTTTACCTGCAGAATCCTGTGGGTATCGGAGAGCATCCGGATATAATGGCAGCGATTGAGGAAGAGCTGGCAAAGTGTGCTGAGTATCATGAAAAGTACGAAATGATGGGTGAAATCTTAATGGGTAATGAAATAAATGGTTGATAGTAGAGCAAAGGGGGCTCGCGGAGAATATCTAGTACGAGACTTGCTTAGAGAATCAACAGGCTTACAGTTTGAGAGAGTACCAAGTTCTGGTGCTCTCGACTACCTCAAAGGAGACTTATATGTACCTCATGCAAAGAATCGCTTTTGTATCGAAGTAAAAAACTATGAAAGTTCTCCTTTGAGTGATAAAGTTTTCACAGCCCCACGAACAAACAATTTAATTAAATGGTGGAAGAAGTTAATACAACAAGCAGAAGGCGGTAACCAGGAGCCTTTATTGTTTTTCAAATACAATCGGTCAGCGGTATTTGTTGTTACTGACGTTCTTCCTGAAGTCACAGATCACTGGATGTACTTAGAGTGGTTAGGCTGTTACATTCTGCTGGCAGATGTATGGCTGAAAGAAGAGAAAGTGGAGTTTTTACATGGCGTTTAACATGACTGATAAAATGGTCAATGATGAAGCAAACGCTACTCTAATTGTCGATGCACTAAACCTAGCGTTTCGTTGGAAGCATCAAGGCCGCACAGACTTTAGGTATGATTACCAGTCTACGGTAAAGAGCTTAGCAAAATCTTATGATTGCAAACGAATTATTATTTGTTCGGACTGGGGATCATCTTCGTATCGTAAGGGCATCTCACCTGATTATAAACAGAATCGCAAGGACAAATTCGCAGAACAAACAGAAGCAGAACGACTCGCTTTTGAAGAGTTCTTCGAAGAGTTCGAAGCAAGCCTCGAAGTGCTCGCAGAAGACTACCCAGTCCTTCGATACAAAGGTGTAGAGGCAGATGATCTAGCTGCACACCTCGTAAAGTTTAAAGACAAATACGATTTAGAGTATATTTGGCTCATCTCGAGTGACCGTGACTGGGATTTACTGATACAAGAAAATGTTGGTAGGTTCTCTTATGTTACTCGAAAAGAAGTAAGACTAGACAATTGGCGTGAGCACTATGACATTCCACCCGAGATGTACATCTCAATGAAGTGTCTTACAGGAGATAAAGGTGACAATGTTGCTGGCATTCCTGGGATTGGCCCAAAGCGTGCCGTTCAGCTCATCGAGCAATATGGCAGTGCTTGGGATATTTATGAAGCCGTGCCACTTGATAGTAGGTACAAGTACATTCAAGAACTGAATGCAAATTGTGAACAATTACTCGTAAACTACGAGTTGATGGATTTAATGACCTTTTGCGATGACGCTATAGGTCAAGACAACATTGTTGATATTGAGCGAGTAATAAATGAATATAGAAATTGATTTTAGGAGAGATCGTTATCTTTCCGAATTTAGTATAAAAACCTTACAAGATCGCTATCTTGTAGGCGGAGAGGGTTCTCCACAGCAGGCTTTCGCTCGCGCCGCAGAAGCTTTTGCAGATGACGAAGCACACGCACAACGACTGTATGACTATGCAAGTAAGCTATGGTTTATGTTTAGCACACCAATCTTGTCGAACGGGGGTACTAAGCGCGGCCTTCCTATCTCTTGCTTTCTTAACTATGCTGAAGACAGCCGTTCAGGAATTACAGGCCACTACACCGAGAATGCGTTTCTTTCTTCGGTCGGCGGCGGGGTCGGAGGATACTGGGGCGATGTTCGCAGTGTAGGATCTAAGACCTCAGCGGGGTCTGAGTCAACTGGAGTTATTCCTTTTTTGAAAGTAGTTGACGCAGAGATGCTTGCATTCTCTCAAGGCGTTACTCGTCGAGGAAGCTATGCTGCATATCTACCAATGAACCATCCAGAGATTGAGGAGTTTTTAGATGTTCGTAAGCCTACTGGAGGTGATATTAACCGTAAGTCTACTAATCTGCATCATGGAGTGGTCGTGCCTGATGCTTTCATGGAACTCATCGAGGGCGCGACGAAGCATGAGGGCTTTGATGATAGCTGGCCTCTCGTGGATCCTAACTCTGGGCACGTAATCAAGACTATCAGTGCAAAAGCACTGTGGGTAAAGTTGATTCAAAATCGTGTTGAGACTGGAGAGCCCTACATTATGTTTGGCGATACAGTACAGGAAGCCTTGCCGGATTGTCAAAAAGATTTAGGTTTGCAAGTACACCAGTCTAATCTGTGCAGTGAGATTACACTACCAACAAACGAAGAGCGTACCGCAGTATGTTGTCTATCGAGTGTGAATTTAGAGGAGTATGATTCTTGGAGTAACAATCCTGACTTCATTCCCGATCTAGTGCGAATGCTTGACAACGTAATTACTTACTTTATTGCTCACGCTCCAAATGAATTAGAGAAAGCACGCTACAGTGCGGAGAGGGAGAGATCAATTGGCTTGGGGGCGATGGGGTTTCACGCCTATTTACAACGGCACAACATTCCGTTTGAATCGGCAATGGCGAAAGGACGTAATATGGCTATGTTCTGGCACATT